ATCTAAAGCTATATTTCAAGCATTAACTTATAATGATGGTGCAAATAGTGATGCAAATGGCGATTTAGTTGGGAATGTTATTGATATTACAGGTTCAGGTGATTATAATATTGATAAAGCTGGTATCGCTAATTTGATTCAAGCAGTTCATATAAATGATTCATCTCTTGAAGATTGGACATTAGTATTACATCCTAAAACTTATGCAAGTTTATTTAAACTTGATGATTTTGCAAGATATGATGTTATTGGCTCTTCAATGGACGCTCCAAGAGTAAGTGGTTATGTTGGTAAATTAGCTGGCGTTAATGTAATTGTATCTAATAACTTTGTATATGTTACATCAGGTGAAAGTTTATATACAACAGCAGGTGCAAGTCCAGTATTCAATTCTACTGACATCACTACAGAAGCTGATCATCTTGCTGGATATATGATTCATAAAGATGCTATTAATATTGCATGGTCTGCCAATATGAAGGCTAGAGTTCAGAGTGAATATGATTTGACTTCATTGTCTAATAGATTCGTTGCTGACACAGTCTATGGTGTCACTCTAGTAGGTAATACAGGCACAAACAAAAGATTATTTGCTTGTATGGATGCATAATAGGCAGTTGATAATCAATATAATAGGGGTAGTTAATTCTACCCCTATTATTATAAATAGGAGATTATAATGAAGCTCGAAGCTAAAGACGGTAATGGAGATATAGTAGTAAAAGAATGTAATGACGAAGCACAAATTAAAAATATGCTAAAAAGAGGGTGGAAAGAAGTATCTTCATCTAAGCAATCTAAGAAGAAATCCAAATGATAGCAACTATACATGCACTCCTAGATGAAGTAAGGGTATCTTGGGAGAAGAATATTCTCAATAAAGGAATAAAGTCTAAAAAGCGTGTTATTGCTAATAAGGAAAGTTCTAAAAAAATAATTAAAGGGGTCTAATTACCCCTTTTTTTATTAGGCTCTCCTCCTTAAATTATATCCATGATCAATGAGATAAAAGAGATAGTAGAGTATGCACTCTATAAGATAGATGCTTATAGTGATGATGCTCTTGCTCTAGTGGTTCGCACAGGTATGGCTGAATCAGGATATAGAGCATTGAAGGGATATGGCGAAGGGAATCCTGCAATTGGATTCTTTCAGGTTGAACCTGCCACTATGAACGATATGATAGATAATTATATCAAGTATCGTTCTCATTACAAAAAGAATTTAGTATCACTAGGAATGAATTTTCAAAAAGATACCGTTATGTCTGTCATGTCTAATATAGGAGTCCAGGCAGCTTTATGCAGGATTCACTATCGTAGAGACAAACACTCGATTCCATCGTGGGATGACTTAGAAGGTCAGGCGAAATATTGGAAGAGAGTATATAATACTAACCTCGGAAGAGGAACAACTGAACATTTTATAAAGGCAAACAAAGATGTTGGATTCGATTAAAGTAGCTTTAAGTAATCACCCATTTAAGGGGGTAGGAGCATCAATGGGTGGATATATGTTATCTCTTTCTGAGATGTTATCCCCATTTTTTAGATTTTTAATATTAATTTTTAGTACCGTTACAGCGATCTCTGTTGCGTATGTTCAGTATAACAAAGCATGGAGGGTGTGGAATGTCAAAAGCAAAGAAAACCCCAGTAAGAAGGGCGATAGTAACTCCGGATAAACATTTCCCGTTAGCAGATAAAGCAGCTATAAATGTTTTATGTCAGTCTATTGAAATTGTAAAACCTGATCTCTATATAGATTTAGGAGATGTAGGCGAATGGGAGGGTAGCTCTCATTGGAAGTGGAAGAAGAAGAAACGACCTCCTCTTGAATATCAACTCCCATCAATCAAAAAAGATATAGTCGATGTTAATAAGGGAATGGATGTTATTGATGAATCCCTAGATAAAATTAATTGTAGCAATAAGCACATGATAGAAGGCAATCATGATAATTGGATGAATTGCTTTAATGATGAGCACCCATACCTTGATTATAGATTTAAAAACGCAGTAGACTTAGAAGGTAGAGGATATTCCTATCACCCTATGGGGAAATACTTAAAGATAGGTAAGCTCTACTTCTATCACGGACATCACTTTGCCTCTATGCATCACGCAAGAAATCATTTAATGAAACTAGGTTGTAATATTATGTATGGACATCATCACGATCTACAGCAATCATCTGTTACTAATATGGATGGAGTTAAGTCTGCATGGAGCATAGGATGTCTAAAAGATATGAGTGATGATGGCAATTCTTTTTTAGGTAATAGAAAACATAACTGGTCTCACGCATTTTCTATTGTAGATTTCTTTGAAAAGGGTTACTTTACGGTACACGTAATTCAGATAATTAAAGGGAAAACCTCCCTTTGGGGAGAAATATTAGATGGGAATTCGTAGAGATGAATGGCTCGGAGTAGTAAGATGGGTCAATCTCATTGTAGGATTCTTTAATATTTATCTCTATATTAATGGTTTAGGGCATCATTTGTTAGCGATAGGAATGATTAATATAGCAATATGGGTTTTTACACGAAGGCGATGAATGAATTTTTTAAAAGATTATTGGGAACAGCTAACTGCGTTTGTCATATTAGTTATGACACTTACTAGAATGCGAGTAGATATAGATGTCCTAAAGGAAAAGGTTAAGACGTTGTTTGATTTATGGAACAAAGAAAGCAAAGATTAGATAGATTGGAAGAAAGAGTTAGCCATTTAGAGCATATTGCACACCCTCCTGTAGATTGGGAGAGGAAGATAGAGTCTTTAGAAGGTGCATATAATAGATTATACGATTTAATTAAAGATAAAATGGGAGATAAATAATATGCCAGCATTAATAGCATGGATAACAAAAACATTTTTAACAGAGAAAATACTTAAACAACTTCTTGCAATATTGGGAGATTATTTAGTTAAAAGCTCTAAAAATAAGCTCGATGATAAATTGTGGGCTCAAGTAAAAAGGATTTTGATAAAATAGTGTTGAATGATTTAAAAATCAAAGGTTCAAAACCTATATCAGAAAACCTTTCTACTGTAACAGTAGGGGATCAAAGCACTTGCCTTGAAATTTCTGATACAAATGGAGCAAGAGTTGTAGGTGATTTTAGGGTTACGCAAGATTTATTAGTTGCTGGTGATATTAAGGGCAATATAAAAGATATGGTATTAGAAGATGTCACACTTGATTCATTGACAACAGATAGTATTATATCTACTGACCTTACTATAACTGCTAATAATGGCAATGTTTACATGAATGATGGAACATCAAATATATTCGATTTTGACGTAGATGATCCAAGTGTAAAAATAATGGATGATGCCAATACATCAGATTACTTTAAAACAAGCGTAGGAACTAATGGTGCTACTACCATTGCCACGATTGATGCAGTCGGCAATGAAGCAGATTTAACTTTCAATGTTGACGGATTTGTAGATATAAATACTCCATCGGGTGAAGATATAACCCTTGATGCAGGTGGGAATATTTACTTAAATCCTGCGACAAGCATGATAAGGGCCATACAGAGTGAGGTAACAACTTTTGAACTAAGGGTTGATGGATATACAAGTGCTGGATGTGGTATGACATTTGCTTCCTTAGTAGATTCAGGTGATTATTTTAGGATAGATACAACCACTCTTGGAGCAACAACCATAACAACAGTTGATGATGGGGATTCTGGAGATGGAGTAAGTGCAGACTTGACTTTTAACATTGATGGGCTTATAGATTTTAATAGTGCATCGGGAGAGGATATTACTTTTGATTCTGGTGGAGTTATCACCTTTGAATCAACTGGAACTACAACCTTTGACAGAGATATTTCCCTTAGTAGTGGCAGGGTTATTTATTTTGATTCTGCCGATACGAAAATAGGTTCTAATTCTGATAATCCTGAAGATATGGTCATAGAAGCAGATCAAGATATATTGATGTCACCTGATGCTGCTCTTGTAGTAGATGCTGGTGGTGGCATTACCCTTGATGCAGGTGATGGTGTTTTCATATCAATGAACGCAGGAACAGAATTTTCGGCTGCAAATAGTTCATATTCGGGTATGCTATTAGGTTGTACTCATGTATTTGGTAGTGGAACAGGTGGAGTATTTGTATCCATCTCTAATACTTTTGCAAATCTTGTATGGGACACAGATAAGTTTGCTTTAGTAACATTTGTAGTTCCTCCAAGCAATATAGTAAAAATTAGTGTTCATCTGCCCTGGGTTCAGGCAGCAAGTATTGCAATACAGCTTGGACTTGCAACTGATTCTTCTGCTACAACTTTAGGAACTAAATATCAAAATGATGTTGATGATGCAAATAGGGCTGATAATTTTAATATAAATTATTCTTGGGTAGTAGAAGGTTCTGACCATAGTTGGAGTGCTGGAGAAACTAAAACTTTATATATAATGGCTTATGCTGCAAGTAGCATGAGATTTTATACAGGTGGAACAAATACAAGTGGTTTTGGGGGTGTAATAGTAGAAGCAACAGCATTACCAGCCACAATAGGTGATGGGAGTGAACCATAATGGAAAAAACTAAAGAAATAAAACAAGATATTAAAGAGAATGGTGAGAAGAAAAAACTCACTAAAGATGAGATGATAAAACAACTTCAATCCGAAATAAGGGAGATTGAAAAAGTTTATCATCAAAAGACAGGTGCTTTAGCATATTTAAGGGAAATTGATTAAATGCCAACTTTTTCACAAAAAACTTTCGCATCATTTTGGAAGAACATTTTTGCTGTAAACCAGGTTGGAAATACTGGGATCGATACAAGTATTCGTGAAATGCAGGATGGTTTGGGAAATAATACATCTGTTAGCATATCCACTAATCATTTAAGGGTTAAACCACAAGCATCTAATACTACAACTACATTAGATATTCAGAATTTAGGGGGAGATTCTCTACTTAAAGTTGATAGTTCAAACTCGGTTGTAAAATGTGGAACTTCGCAGGTAAATGCCATGACACAGTATCAATATTTTACAGCAGCAAGGTTATCATGTGTAGCAAATACTCACATGGTATTGGCTCTTGGCTCTCCTTCTTATGTAGGACATTTGTCAGAATGGAATCTTGGAACGGGAAACAATCCAGCTGCTACACTCGATGTAAGTGGTGAAGATGATAGTATTCATTTAGCTACATCGTACTGGTATTTACCAGATGCGATTACTGTAGATTCAGTTCATGTATTAATGGGTGGGGACACAGCTTCAACTACAGATAATTTAAACTTCCAACTTTATAGTTATGCTTTAGATACATCTACAAATCATGGTGATTTATCTGATGGGACTTTAGTTGCTGGAACTGTTGGGGCTACGGGGGATTTTGTATCAGATGTCCATGAGGATGCAATTAAATATCAGTCATTGGCTAATTGTCCAACAGATGTAGCTTCTGGACGAGTTATATTGGCAACAGTAGAATCTACAGGGACAGATACTATTTCACTCAATATAACTGTAAAATATCATATTCAATAGAAAGGAAAAATTATGCCATACGGAACAACAACAACAAGTATGAGAAATTCACAGACAAGTGTTGGAGGTTCTCGAAATGGGATTACTACTGCTCTTGTAAAAACAAAAAAGGTTAGATATGGGGCAACATCAGATAAGATATTTTCCATATCTGAAGCAATAAGTGCGAGTGAAACAACAGAGATAATTCCTTCTGCTGTAGAAGTTACAAACACAGGGGTAGTTCCAGTTATGGTTATAGCTGGATATGAAGATTGGACTGCTGATGGAACTTCTGCTAATGATGTTGAATATTTACATACAATGGTTCTTCCGGGAGATACTTTTTCTGCACCCGTTAGAGCAGTAATAACATCTGGAAGTTTAGGCTCGGCTATTTTAGATGGAACTGCTATAACAAACGAAGCACCAAATTCTAATATGTATGCAGATATTTCAACAGTATCATCTGGTTTTGACAATACAACCGATCCTGTTACCATTGCTTCTGCTGATGGGGATTTTTGGAGAGTTGGGGATATGATAAGGGCTAACGCAGAGGTGGCTCAGATAACTGCCATAAGTGGTGCAAATCTAACTGTAAATAGAGCAATGCTTGGAACATCAGCTGCATCTCATGGAGATGGGGAAACTTTAAGATTACAATTTTCAAACGATTACCACGATATTAGCAAATACTCTGTATGTCAAACAAATGCTAATGGCACATTTAAGGCATCAAACTTCTTTGGCAAAGGTAGATCAGCATCAGGGACAGCAGGGATAGTCCCTGGAAGTGTAAATATAAAATTTTACAATCCTGGCTATCAGTCGCTTGGGCTTTCTGGTGTAACATCTTCTACAAATTCAGGTTTAACTGCGAGTGGAACTTATAAACTTGATCTTACAGTAGATGGAGGAACTCTATTCCAAGATTTGACCTTTACTGTTG